TTTTGAATGATTTAACACTAACCTTAATATCATTTGAAGTTAATGCAGATAATGAACCTGTTATAAAAGATTGGTCATCCCAACCTATTCTAATCTTTGGTTGATATATTGTAAATGTTTCTTTACTGAATAATCTTAGTATTCCATAATCTTGCGTATCACTTTCTATATTTTCTGGAAACAATGTTGAATTTGCGAATTTTAACATCAATCCATCATTTGGAATAGAACCGGTCATCCAAAGTTTAAGCATTGGTTTTACATCCATATCAATATCACCTCTTTCATAGTTAAAATTTTGAGATGCGCTATATTGTGTCCACCAAGTTCCACCACTACCATCATTTATACTTGCAGTAGTATATGAATTAAAATCATTATCTAACCAATTTAATTTAGTATCACCTTCTCTATAATTCCAAGTTACACCTTTTGTAGTTATTGTATCAAATCTAGTACCTATCCCCATTTCCCAACTACCAGATATTGGATTTGCATAAATTGTATATTCTAATGGTATTTCTTCTGATTGTGATTCTTTTAATAGCAAACGAGCATCACTCATACGAATTGTACCATTATATAATGATTGAGATAAGAATCCCACATCAAACTTAAGTAAAGCATGTGACACATCTTTTACATTACCATAGTAAACTTTACTTACTTCTAATATCTCATCAAGCCCAGTATTTTGATTGGGTTGTTGTAGATAAATCGATGCATCTTTTGATGCTGTTAAAAAATAATATGCCATTAGCGTGCCCTCCCTTTTATATCTGAATTAGGAAACTTAACTTCAAAAATAGAAGGGTCCAATGATGGATACACCACTTTATTTTTAGTTGCTGCTTCTATATTATATGAATTTGCAGAATATTGACCTCCGCATTTATTAACTATTTGAAGTCTTGTAACAGAAGATACACCTTCAATATTTGCAAGTAACACTTCCAGTTCACTTAAATTAATTGTTTGGTTGAAAGTCCAATTATCTATATTAAAATATTTTTGCAATTCTAATATACATTTGGTAACTACTTCTGATTTATTATCGTTTCTATTACACACTACTTCAAAATCAACCCCAATATTTATTATAAATCCATCCGAAAAATTAACACCATCCGTTAATATTTTATATTCGTTTAAATATGTTTTTAAGTTTTCTTTAACTGCTCTATTAATTGGAGATAATCTTCCAAAATTATCCAATCCTAGCATATATAGGTTTATAGCAAATGGATTATTTTTTTCATTTTCATTTGAGGTTTTACCAATTAAAAATTTTGTAATTTCTGAAGTAACTGCTGCTCTTGTCGGTTCACTTGATTCAGGTCTTTCTATAAATCCCATAACCAAATCGGTAAATTCTTGCAAAACATTTGGAGATGCTAATATCGATGATGGTGAATTATTATCCAATTTACCATCAGCAGTTGCATAACATTTAGAAATTGCCCCATATTTTGTTGGCATTGATAATGCTCTTATTTGATAATCTTTTGAAGTAACTGCTCTATTTTGTGAACCAAAATTACCTAAAGCATTTTGTCTAATTTCTTCAATTGTTTCAGGACCTCTACCACCAGTTGCTGGTATTTTGTTTGTAACTGCTATTGAATTTTTTAAACTATTATATGTTCCTATTTGGGCCGTATTTAAATCAGAATACTCATTATCAAATTCAATAGATGTTATTTTTGTAAGTTGGTCAGATTCTACGTTAGAGGCCACACCACCACCTGTGTAATATTTTACTGTAATTGTTGTATTTGATGGTGATATACCATAAGCTTTTGTTTTTAGGAAATTAGTTGGGTCAAATGATTCTTCTAATCTACTAATAGAGTTTGGTAATCCTAATCCAACATTTTTAAGATTTGGAATTAATTGTTCATCATTTGCATTCGGGTCACCGGCTCCAAATTGTATAGTTGTAGTTAAATCAGCGTTTACTTTAGCTACAAATCTTCTTGGAGTTTTTAAAGTTTTTAAAATAGAAGGAACACTTTCTTTAAATTGAGCTAAATCAGGATCATTTAATTCGCTGTTAGGGTAATCTAAAAATACCATTTCTTGTGCTAAATAAGGTACTTCATAATATTTGTTATTATTAGAATCTCTTACATCATATACTTCTATTATATTAGTATTTTCCAAAGTTATATTTGCAAATGGACTATATGAACCAAAATCAAAAGTAGCTTCTTGTGGAACTGCGGATATAGCTTGTACATATTTTTTAACAAGATATAGAGTAGGGTCTCCTGTATTTGCATCTCTTTTATATATTGTAATTTCTCTATTACTACTATCTTTAAAATCTATAACATCAGTTGTTATAAACTTTATAGATTCATCTTTAGATTCGATTACCATTCCCTGCTTTATTCTCAACAAATATTTACTATCTATAATGTTAGATGCACCAGTTCCAACCGCTGGTACAAGTTGATACACTTCTATTGTTGTTGTTGCCGGTGATGTTACTTTTGGTTTATATCCTAAAAATTGTGCTAATGCTATTACATTTTCTTGGTCTTCGGCTGTTGTTAATAGTGATTCTTTAAACGTATCATCTACATAATATGAAAGAACATCTCCTATATAAGATGCCATCTCAATAAACATCATACCAGGAGATGCTTCCGTAAAATCCGTATTTGTTTTTGGAAAATATGTTTTTGCAAACTCGATAAGATTATCTTTAAATGCAGAAAAATCTTTATTAAGATACTTTATATCTTTTCCGCTATATGTTTTATTATTAGGTAATGAATTCATATTATGGTGCTATTTGTTGTACGTTAAATGATACCAAACCAGAGTTACCAGTATTTCTACTTCTAAATTTCAATGATATATTTACGGAATTTTTATCTTTGTTTTCGTTACTCATATCAACATCAATTTCTTCAATACTTACATTTGGTATATATCTTTCAACCGATTTTGTTATTATATCTTGAATTTTATCTTCAAAGTCTTCCGTAATTGGTTCAAATAATAAAGTTTCTACACCTGCACCAAATAAAGGATTCATCAATCGTTCTCCTCTTTTTGTTAATAATAAATTTTTTATATTAGATTTAAGTTGGTCTATTTCTGTATAATTTTGCTTAAAAGCAACAGTTGCTATTTGAATTGGTAGAGCTAAACCAATTGCATAATCTTCATAATCTTTAGTCTCTAATAAAGGTTTTCTACCTAATATAATTGCCATTACTTCTTCTTAAATCTTTTTACAAGTTCAGAATAATCTCTATTCAATGCCTTATCCAATTCAGCTACTCCAGTTTGTACACCCAATCCAGTTGGTTGAGGTCCTCTAGCTAAATCACCATAACCCATTTTCTCAGCTATTGCAGTTCTACCTACAATTGAACTCATATCACCTTGTCCAAAATTCATTGTTCTAAATCCACCATCACCAATTGCGGGTGCCATTGCGGTTTCATTTAGAATTTGATTAATCATTGGGTTTTTACTAAATTGCTTTGTAGGTGCTACTTTACTTTCAATAGATTCTACTAAAGTTTCATCTTCCATCATAGCTTTAGCCATTGATAATCCAGTACTTTTTGGTTTAGCAGGTTGTTTTCCTTCTGCTATCATTTTTTTCATTTCAGTCCTTACAGTTTCCTTAATTAATGCAGGTAATTGTTCTTTCAATTCCTCTTTTATTAGGATTTGTATGGCTTTTAATAGTTTATCAGTATTCATACTTCCTTATTTGTTATGTTTATAAATATTTGAATTGTTATTTTTGAAAATTATGCAGAAAACAAAGAAGCTTCTTCATTCCTTCTTCGCTGTAAACCCACACGATATTTTTCTGGAGTTACAGGTCCAGCTTGTATTTGTGCTACAGCTGAACTTAAATTTCCTGCTTTAAGAGCCGTTGCTATACCTACTCTCAAACTACCAACATTATAAACATAACTTAGTAATGCAGCTTTTTGTCTATCATTTAAAGAGTTAAAAGTTGCTTCCGGTATTTGATAATCGGCGTTTCCCACTAATCTATTTTTAAATGTTGTACTAACTTCATATTGTAACATCTTAAGTGCGGCTTCAACAGTAGTTCTATCACCATTAGCTGGTACTTTTTCACCAGTTTGTTTATAATATGATGGGTCAGGTAATACTTTGCGTACTTTACCATCACTTCCAATAATGTTTTCAGTACCAAACCCTAATCGATATGCGTTTACATCCCAAGTTGCCCTTTCTGTAAATCCTTCATTTTTTCCTATAAATTTAGCAGCTATTGTAATCC